TTTTCTAATATAGTATTATAATGGAAAATAAATCATATTTAGTTAAAAGATTACAATTACGCAGAACTCATGCGCAACAGTCTTGGGATTTTGTTTTAGCTGATAAAATGCTTGATATTGAAATGATCAGTGACCCACATTGGAAAGAAGAAGATAATAACGATATTGCTGTTATAAATAAACATTTTGGGAAACAAGTACAATATTATGATGATCAAATTAATGAACTAAACGGTATTAAGCTGACCCAAGATACGACTCCCCAAATTGATGTTTAGCCGTTCTATAATGTTGAATCTTGTTACTGCGCGTATAATAACAATCACAATAGTAACAATATATTTTCTCTAATTTTTTAGTATTAAGTATTTTACGATTTATCGTGCGATATTTGGCCGATTCTTCTTTACGCTCCTGATCTGATATATATGATCGTCTATTATTGACACATATATTTTTATATTTATTAATCCAATATTGCTCACGCTTACGCAATTGTGCATTTGATTTACTTGGATATTTTTCAAGTAAATGAATTTCTACATTGCCAATATCAAACACTGCCTTTGATGATTTTATTGTTCCCGTATCAAACTCATATTTATGTACTCCTAAACGTTTAGATAATGAGCATATTGTTGATCCAATATATATTTTGTTTTTGTCACTGCATGTTAGTTTATATATTTTACCATTATTAAAATTGGGCATAATTTATATATATATTTATATTTCATTTTTTATATATTTCGGACATAGAAAAATTATTTCTAACGTATAAATAGCAGAATGGAACAATATATATTTTTAGATAATAAATTGAGTACTATTGTTATTGATACCGATAATATTGAATACATATCATATATTGTCCGTAAACCATATTTAGGCAGATCAGACGGAGAAGATAAGTTATTTTTTAATGAGTATACGGATAAATTATTTAGATGTAATCAATGTAAAATATTTTGTACTAGAAATCATATGAATTATGCTAAATATGACCCTAATAATTGTATGCTTATTAATTGGCAGTGTAAACAATGCGAATATAATAATTATATCACGAATACAAATAAACTTGAGTAAATGTATAAATGCCAATTCATCAGGGAAAAGATCAATACGGAAATTATTTTCAGTTTGGAATAAGCGGAAAACGCTATTATTTTGTAAGTAAAAACAGAAACAGTATACAACTTGCATATAATGCAGTTCTGAGGCAAGCAAGAGCAATCGAGGCGTCGAAATTTAGGCGGAGATGATCACTTAATTTATTTAAATTCAAAAAATGATATAAAGAAAATTTTTTGAATTTAAATATAGAAATTTAAAAAATGATATAAAGAAAAATTATTATAGTATATTATAGAAAAAATTAGTGATAGTAATTCTTACTGGCCGATGTTTTATAAGGAGAAATTCATATAAAAGAACCCTGATAAGAATCGTTACCCATACCACATATGGGTAAATGCTGAAACTTCCTAATTGAGTGATATATCTGTATTTATAGGCAAAAGTCATAGACAGATATATACATATAAACAATTCATTACGCTATATATAAATAAGCGATTTATTATGTAATATTTATGTGCTTACAACTCAGAAAATGAAAGTTGTGGGTTCGTTCCTCTGACCGATGTGAGTATGAGATATAAGTAATAAATAAAAGCTTAAAAAGTCAATTATTTAAACCAAATGGTACATAAAATAAATATTTAGGAAATATTTTAAGTTTGTATTAGGTTGGAATAAATGGGGTAGTATAATATTAATAGGTTACTGTAAACTCAAAATTACAATATTATTAGGTTGTGTGTCATAAACAGGTTATGTCATAAACTTAGTTTTATTTTAATTTTTGTGTTATCATTAACTTAGTAAGATTATACTATACGGGTTTAATACAATATTATTAGGGTATCATAAATTCAGTAAATTAGGTTGTGTCATAAACTTAGTTATTGTTATGGTATTATTGGGTTATTATTATCTTAATTATGTTATGTTATAATATAATTTTATCGATTGTGATAGAATGATATTATATTTTTTTGTAATCATACTTTTCCTTGCCTAATCGCTTGTAGAAATTGTATTGTCTTTTAGTTAGGTAGATAATTCCGCCGTTTGGATCTTCATAAGCTTCCTTAATTCTATCATCAAAAGTATCCTTTTTATTTGGTTCACTATCTATTAATGTTTTTTTAATAAATTCTGCCGTTTTGTGAAATGCTTGATGATATCTTGTTTTTTTATGTGCTGATCTGTTCCCTCTTGTAAATGTACCCTTGCATATATCACATGTTACCCTATCGTTTGGTTTTGCTTTTGTGTCTTCTGTTTTTTTTGGTCTACCAATCATATATTATTAATAATATTTTTTAAAAAAAGCTCCAAAGGGTCGGTCTTGCTCAGATTATCTTTACTATTAATATAGATGTTATCAGTTAGTAAAGGTTTACCTATAGCTAAAATAATAGGTGGTGCCCATAATGGCGAATTTGTTCATATACATACAGAAGAGCGTAAGCCAAAACAAATATGTTGTAAAAGACATAATAAAAGATGTTTAAAGCGTGGTTGTTGTGAATATTGTCCCTTTTATTATGAGGAAGATAATGGAAGTGAAGAGGATGATATTGGAAAGGAAGTAAAAATAAATGATGGAATAATTGAACAAATACCAAATTTAGAAACTCGGGAATGTTGTTATTATGCTGGGCCATCTGGAGCCGGAAAATCTACACTAATGGCTAAATATGCAAAAAAGTATATAAAATTATTTCCAGACAAAGAAGTGTATTTATTTTCTAATAAGGATAAAGATCCCGTTTTTGATGAGATAAAGCCGCCTATTATTCGTTTTCCTGTTAATGAATCACTTATCGACAATCCGATAGATGTAAATAAAGAATTAAAACAAGGTGGGTTAATTATTTTTGATGATTGCAATACTTTTACTGATAAAAAATTAAAAAAAGCAATTAGCGGATTAATGAACCAAATTTTAGAAATCGGACGTAGTCTTGGTATATATTGTTTAATCAGTTCACATTTAATAAATCAAGCTAATCGCGAAGATAATAAAACAATTTTTAATGAGGCTCATACTGTTACATTATTTTGTAAAACTGGCAATAAATATTCGCGTGACTATGCATTACAAAAGTATTTAGGATTTGGTAAAAAGGAAATTAACAAAATAGTCAATTTACCATCTAGATGGGTAACCATTGGGAAAAATTATCCTGAATATGTTATACATGAAAAAGGTGTTTACGCTACTTAATTAATATTTTTTTAAAATATTAATTATCCTAAATTACCAAGACTGCTCACAGCTGTAGAAATAGCTAAAGATAACTCATCGAATATTTCTTCTACAACATCACTAAATTCATTATGTGGAAATTTTTGAGACATTGTATACGCTTCTTTTAAAATTTTTGACATTGGTATATCAATATAATCATCCGCTAAAACTTGATAACATCCCGATAATTCGTTTGGATCTGTTTGTGTATAACATTTTTCAAAATTATACATCTTTGATGTATTCATTTATATATTTAATTGATATTTTAAATGTATGTTATTGTTGCTGATGCCCATTGTGGAACTGATGGGGATCCTGTTGATGCTACATTAATAGTAAATTGATCACCTGGTGCATATGAAATACTTCCAGTTGATAAACCATGCGTAGAACTTGCGCCAATTGATGCAATTATTGCGGTTCCAACACCATTTTTAAATAATGTAAATACCCATGATGTTGATCCTCCGGGCGCCGATTGTAAATTAATATAAAATCCTGTAATTGTCATTGCTAATCCTGCAAACATTGAACTAACACCATAACCTGAACTAGTTGGCCATATTCCAGATGGTCCCCAAAAACCAGATTGAAATGTTACAGGCGGTACTGATGTTCCAACAACAGAAACACAATTTAAAAATATTTGTTTTGTTACGGTTGGAGCACTTGGTAAATTTGTCCATGCTATTTGTGTTCCTGTTGATGCTAAATATTGGCCAGCTGTTCCAGGTGAACCAATATAATCATCAACAGCTCCAAATAATGAAGTAGTTCCATTTAAATTAACGTTGCCACTAAATGAAGATAACCCAGTTACTGATAAACCATTACTTAATGTTGCTATTCCTGTTATATTTGCTATACCATTAAGCGCAGATATTCCAGTTACTGATAAATTAGTACCAACTGATAAATTATTTATTGTATTTACTGCCCCTGTTAATGTTGAAGTTCCACCAACTGATAAATTATTTATTGTATTTACTGCCCCTGTTAATGTTGAAGTTCCATCAACTGATAAATTAGTACCAACTGATAAATTATTTATTGTATTTACTGCCCTTGTTAATGTTGAAGTTCCATCAACTAATAAATTCCCGCCTAATGTTAAACTACCAGGAGTTACAACAGATCCGGCCGCTGTTATGGTATTACAATATAAATTATAATCACATAATGGATTAAATAAAGTTGCTACAGACATTATATAATAATAAAATATATTATTTGATAAGACTTACAATGAATAACTAATCGAAAATTGATTAAATCCACAATTACCAGTAGCAGCAAAAGCGGTACCAAATGCTACCGATATAGTCATAACACCCGATGATGTTATTGTTATATATCCTTGGGCGGAACTATTAGAATTATACACCTGAATTATAGAAGTTACTACCTGATCTGGGAAAAATAATGATGGTGAAATAGTTCCAGTTATTGTAGATGATGTCGTAGCTGCTGATAGAAGTTCACCTGTTGTCATAGTAATTAAATTACCTACTCTTGTAAATTTACATACTATATTTTGAGCAGCTGTAAAAGGGCCACTAAATGCGATTGTTGATTGTTGTGTTTGATAGACATTTAAATAATTTGCTACACCAACAGGACCAAAATAAATCCCACTTGAAGGGGAAACAAGTTGCATATTTCCAGCTAAAACCATTGTACCAGTACCAAGATTTACAAGATAATTACTATTAATTGCAGTTCCAGATTGTAGTAATGATAATGTAGAAGCGGCAGCGTCGTAGTTAAAATAATAATTATTTCCAGAATTACCGATCGCAACAATTCCCCCAGTTAATCCCTGAACTGTAAATAAACCAGTGCCTGATGTTGTTTGACCAATATTTAAAGCCCCGTTAACTGCTTCATTTCCTAATACGACTAAATTTCCAGAGATTGTCGCGCTTCCTGGTGTAATAAATCCGGCTGATGCTGTTATAGAATTACAATATAAATTATAATCACATGATGGATTAAATAAAGTTGCTACAGACATTGTATATTATTAAATCATATTTTATTATTTAATAATTATTTTTATAGCTGTGCCAATCTTGCCGCTAATGTATTTCTTCTTCTGTTCATCATTTTCCCCCCAATTGGTACACCATATCCGACACCATCTTGATTATGCATACGATCTTTCATATGATTCATATCACACCCTCCAGTTGCTTTATAATTAATATGTTGACTCTTATCAATTAATTCCCCTCCTTCTCCTAATCCAATGAATGGAGCGACAAAACGCGCAACATCTAAACCAGTTTTAACATATGGCCATACCTTTTTAGCTACTCCATAAACTTTCTTTCCAAAATCTCTTAAACCAGTAAAGAAGTTACCACCATTTACATCCATAACATCATTATATGTAACGCTAACGTCTGGCCTAGTTTGAGCATCTAAAATATCAGTAGTGGAAATAATACCAATTTGCGGAGTAACATCCAAATTTTCACATGTAACTGATCCCTCAGATATTACAATAACATACAAGACTGGAAAAATTCCACTTGTTTGATTTTGATTATAAACACCTGTTTGAACTAATAAATTATAATTTCCCAATTTACCCGGTGCTTCATTTCCATCTAATCCGATATCTTTTCCAAATTCTACAATAATCGGGCCTCCTAATGTTCCTATTTTTGGACCAAATGCTCCAGCTGAAGAATATACAGGCCCTCCACTCCATTGTTCCCAAGACATATTTAACCCATTAGAACGGCTCATCTGATATAAATCGTGTTGGCTAGCATTACTGAATAAACCTTCATTATTATTCCAGTTTATTGATAATGTTCTGATTGATACAAAATTATCAGTTAAATTTGGCGATGATTCTAATGATTGATTTGTTGCACGAACATAAATAATCAATCTTTTTGGTATTGATGCCAATTGAATATTTTGGGCAGTTATTGGTGCTGATGGCGCAGTATTAGAAAGAATACCAGAACCTAAATCAGTACTATAACGAGTATAATTGAAATATGGATAAATACAAATTGATGGTATCGGCATTGTTTCCTTTGGGCTAATATAACACATAAACATTGTTGGTAGTGATGTAGCATATGTAAAATTAGCAGGATTCAATGTGGTGAAATTACTGAATGATACTTGTCCTGATGTTATTGCTCCGGGAGCATTTACTCCAGAAATATCATGAGACCACATACGAAACGCTGCATTAGCTATAAAATTCCAAACAAAATTCATTTGTTGAATATGTAAAAATCCCTCTGCCATTCCTGCTCCAAAATAAAAAGGACTTAAAAAGACTGGTTCAATAAATACACAATCGATTATCGCTTGACTTGGTGTATTTAATACGACAGTGTATTGACTGAAACCTCCACGCGGACAATTTTCACCGTCAGAACTATCGGAGTAGTTTCCAAGCGGATTTCTCAATGTCCCTTGTAAATCGCTATAATTACATGATTGATCTAAATATGATGGAGTACTCGAATATTCATATGTTTTTAAGTCTTCTCCTGTATTACAATGTACTAATGCTTGAATAACATCACCTAATTGGATAGAAAATTGAGTATTATTTAAAGTTGCTGATAATGTTGATGTTGCGCTCGATATTGGAAATGCACGCGGTGCATCGTAAGAATTTCTTAATAATGGGTATGCGTTTGGAGTTGCGCAATTTAATTGAATTCTAACGGGTAATTGTTTATAAAGTTTTCTATCAACGAATACACCAGGATTAGGCGGATTTATTGAGTATGTTATACCTGAATTAGAAATATTATTGGTTGTTGTTGGTTGCCATGATACACGTTTTCCACCTGTAAAAATAGCATAAACTTTTTCAGAAAATGGATCAACTCTAGGATCCATTACTCTAACTACCGGTACTTTATGGACTGCATATGACATGTTTAATATATATATACTAAGATAATAATTTATTATATTTGACAAGTGATTTTTTCATGAACATTAGCTTTATACTATTTGATTGATTAAATGGGATATACAGTGGATATAATTTTTGATATTGATCACTAAAATAAATTTTTAAATCAATTCTATTAAGGGGTTGATTTGATTTTAATGATATTAATCTATAGGGACCGGTTGGATTATAAATATATCTTGATCTTGGCGAATCAGATGGCGGAATAAAATCCGTTAACATTGATCTAAATGAACTTGATGTCGAATTTTGTGTATTGGGTGTTATACTATGAAAATTTGTTGATGGAATATATTCTACTTGTACAGGCATAGACTGAGTAATAAATACAATACTTGATAAGGTTGACCATTTTTCAATTATATTATATTGTTGCGTAAATTTAAACCATATTGGAGCTACTGTATATATTGTCGGTAGTATTACCGGAAATGTTGAATTTTCGTATTGAAATGATAATGCGGTTTGTGTTGCTGGCGTATTGTAATTATTTTGTGGTGGATAATAATAGTTATTTAATTGATCATTTACTAATATTAAAAATTGTGTATTAAGTCCGCCAAATAATAAAAATGAATCGATACCGTCTAAGAATGTATATAATTGAGGATTCATTAAAATATTAATTGTTCCTGGAGGTTGTCCGGTAGTAGGAGGACCAGCAACATATGGGCCATACATTGGCGTATTATTATAATATGTTACTCCTTCACTTATAAATGTAGATTGATAATATTGTGTTTGATAAAGATTTACACCGCTATACGCTGGATCTGGACTTAAAACATTTGGTATAACTAAACTTACAATATCAGTACCATTTATCGCGTCTCCTCCTTCATAAATAACATATGGAATTGGTATTCCTGACTCTAAACCAGGATTAGCCGCGACAATTTGACTAATAAGTAATGTAAAACCATTGTTAATCATTCTAAGAAATTGGGTATAATAATACACATAATAATATGAAGTGCTAAAATCCTGATATCCTACTCCCGGCGGTGCCGGTTGATATGTATTATTATGAGGAATAAATTGTAAATTAGTTGAATACGTAATTCCTAAATAATTCATAGTTATTACAAATGGTGTATTATTCACATTTGTGGGTGTAATTGGATCAGGAATAACAGGACAAATAAATATCGGAATAGTAGACCCATCAACTGAGAATCTTATTACAGATAAATAATAATCTGAAGGATTATCTATTATTGCCTGTGTTAATGTTACATCATATTCAGCTAATGAAAAAAATTCATTATGTTTAGATGTGATTAAAATATTATAATAAATTATATCCGAATCAACAGTTATCTGTTTATGATCATTAG